AGTTGGATCTGATGTTTTAGTGCCTAAAAACTTATCATCAAAGTTATCAAAAACTGTTTGTACAGAAGCTAACGAGGTAGCAGCCGAAGTAGCACTTGATGCTGCATTTGTTTCTGATGTGCTGGCTGCACTAGCAGAATTAGCTGCTGCAGTAGCACTTGATGCTGCATTTGTTTCAGCTGTTTGAGCACCACTTTGGTAGTTAAGTGCATTACTTTCAGAACTAGCTGCTGCTATCTTAGAACTATTTGCAGCTACTGCGTTAGCCGCTGCGTTAGCTGAATGATTACCTGCTGTTGTAGCACTAGAAGCTGCTGAAGACTCTGATGTAGCAGAATTGTTTTCTGATACTAAGGCTGCTGCTGCGCTTGCTGCTGCTGCATTAGCTCTATTGTTAGAATAAGTAGCATCACTAGCTGCACTAGTTGCACTATTAGCTGCATTAGTCTCTGAAGTTCCTGCATTAGTTTCTGAAGTAGCCGCATTAGCTGCACTTGTAGCTGCTGCAGACTGAGATGCTAAAGCATTAGTGGCTGCTGTACTTGCAGTGGTAGCATCAGCTGATACACTACTCTCTGAACTCGCTGCTTGAGCTGCTGAGTTAGCAGCATTAGTAGCACTGGTTCCAGCGTTAGTAGCAGAGGTTGCTGCATTAGTTTCTGAGGTAGATGCTGCACTAGCACTAGCGGCAGCTGCTGTAGCACTGGTTTGAGCTGCTTGAAGAGGATAAATCCAAGAGCTTCCATTATATACGCCAAGATGCGAAATAGTACTATCAAAGTACAAAGCACCAGTTACTAAAGCATCATTATCATTGTCTAAGCCTGGAGCACTAGATTTAACTCCAAGAAATCTATCATCAAATGTGTCCAAGGCGGCTTCTGCAGCAGTCTTAGCTGCGGTAGCTTCGGCAATAATAGTAGCACCACCAAGGTTAATATCTTGTACTTGTTGTCCGGCTGCATTAGAAATGATAACATGAAAGTCACCATTACTGTCAATTGAGGCAGAAGTAATAGAATCGCCTTTAGTACCTTGCCCACCAGTACGTGCTAAACTAAGCTGTAGCTGTTGATTATTAAGTGTGAGGTTATAAGACATTTATATTACCTCCGTAGGAGAGTAGCGTACTTCTACAACACCACGCATAGGCTTCCAAATCTGTTGGTTTGTACCTACACCTGTATCAGCGATTTCAAGTCCAATAAACCCATAAACAGGTTTATCAGGTACGGGATAAGTATCCCAGCTATCAATTAAAGTTTGAGGGATAACAATATCAAATTGATTATCGGTAGGGGTACTATCAAGAATTGTTAAAGTAGTAACAACAGGACTGCTAGCTGCAGTAGTTGGGATCGCTCCTGAACCTTGTACGTTATCACCTTCAACTATTTTAGCTGTGATAGTATAGCCTGATAAGTTAGTAAGCCAACTGGCTACAATATCAAGTCTTGTTTGTTCTCCTTCAATGAGAGAAACCAATACGGCTCCATCATCATCGATTATGTCTTTTGATTTAGACGTTATTGCTGAACGTGGCATGTGTAGTTTCCTTTCTACCGATCCTCAGATGGGTATTAAAAGTTATTTTTTCTTTATTGCCTTTAAAGCAGGTTTTAATGCTTTATACGGGTTATTATTTTCACCTTCTTTTGCACCATATTTAAAAGCTTGATTCATAGAATCTCTATTAGATTTTTCTTTAATCTTTTTAATAGACTTCATTTTGTTTTCTTTTTGTTAGCTTGTTTTGCAGCTTTAAGCTCTTTAGCTGTAATACTATTTTTAGAAGAAATTATTTTACCTTGTAATTTTTTAGCCATTACTTTTTCTTTCCTAATTTCTTTTTAATCTTTTTCGGTTGTTGGGAAACTTTCTTTCCCTTGGCAAGATCAGCTCGTTTTTTTCGAGTGGTGGCGGCATACTGAGCTTTGGTAAGCTTGTTGCGCTCTGCTTTAGGAAGATAACGCTCACCAGTAGCGTTTTTACCCCTAATACTATTTTTCCCACTTTTAGTACCCCAATCTTGCTTAGTCCACTTAGTCATAGACTTTTGGGCTTTAGTTTTTGAACCTGTGTACTTGCCGCCTCTTTCTTTATAGAGTTTAGCGGCAAGTTGCATTGCTCTAGCAGAATGCCCACCCATACGAGACACTGCTGTTTTCTTTGCGCTTTCCCATAAGCGTGGATTTGCTCTGCCCATTTTATTTCTTTTTACCACCTTTTTTAGGTGGACGACCGCGTTTAGTTCCGTAAGTACCTTTACCTGATGGCATGATTATTTACCTCCTCCACCTCTTTTAGATTGTCCAGTAACCCTTCTATATTTCCTTCTAGCTGCAGCTGAAGCTTTTCTAGCTTTTTCTAAAGCAGCAACTTGAGCGGCACTTCCCCACTTTTTAATATTTCCAGGAGCTGCTTTTGCAGCAGTTTTTACATTCTTTTTAGCCATGTAAATTTTACCACGGGCTAAAGTTTTAGATCTAGAAAACTTTGAACCAAATCCAAAAGTTGAAGTTAATTTACGCCCTGCAGGACTGTTTTTAAACCTTCTAGTTTTAGTAGTTAACTTGCTTGGACGACCGCTACCTGTTTTCCGTGAAGCCTTTTCACGCGCCGAAGAAGCAGAACTTCTCGCTGTTTTAGCTGTTCTATTTTCGCGACCTGAAGACGCAGAACTTCTAGCTGTACTCCTTATTCTATTTTCGCGACCTGAAGAAGCAGAGCCTCTAGCTGTGCTACCTATTTTATTTTCACGGCCTGATGAAGCAGAGCTTTGAGCAGATCTACGAATAGCATTACTACGAGCCGAATTTGCAGAGCCTCTAGCTGTGCTACCTATTTTATTTTCACGGCCTGAAGACGCGCTACTTGTAGCCGTTGTTCGTCTAGCTTTTTCACGACCACTTTCATAAACAAATTCTCCTGCATCTTTAATACCGCCTTCACGACCATCTGGTCTACGACCAGCTCTAAAAGCAGCAACTTTTGCTAGTATCTTATAATATGCTTTCTGGGATGGCCTATAATATTTTAGTTCTTCTGCCATAATATTATTCCTTTTATTTTTGATTTTAGAAGCTAAACCCGCGCTTAACGACTTTAGTTCCCGCTCTAATTGGATACAGATACTCTACTGCATAACGCAGGGCATCTGTCCAGTGTTCAACACCTTCCTTCTTATCAATCGTAGCACTATCTGGATTAGACTCTATCCACTGTGTACGCTCTAGAGACCTTATAGTATTAACACACTTAGGATGTATAAGCATGTCAATATCACCATTGGCGTTCTTAAACTTTTTATTTACAGCTGCTACTGAGTCTACAATCGGTGGAGCTTTTGTGTGTGCTCTGGTGACGATCTTGTTTGTCTCTAGGATCTTGAAATCGGTAACACCGACAGCAGCTGAAGTTTTTCGCGCCCTCCCAGAAGGATCCGGATAGCTAATGATACGATGACCATTATACTTTTCCGTAAGCGCCCTTGCTAGGGTTTCAGTATCGGGGTGTCCTTGCATCTCATCTAAAATGTGTATTTGGCTACCCCTAATTGCGAAGATAACTGACGCCATAATACCAACGTTAAAGTCGATAGCTACATGGACATCTTCTTCGTCTTGGAATGAAGGAAGTGTTTTGTCTATATGATCCTTTCTGTTAAATGTATAGAATACATTAGTGCCAGAGTCTTCGAAGCTTGCAGTATACTCTCTGGCAAACTTTAGAGGATCAAGGGTTAGTTTTACTCTCTCGATTTCCTCATCATCAAGGAATGGAGAGTCGTGATAAGTGTAATGATAGTTCTTCCAATCTGTATCAGAATCTTGTCTGTTATACATTTCATAAAAATAATCATAGCCTCTGGGAGTACTAATAATAAGCGCTCTACCAGCATTAGCTCCAAACTTTTTAGCGTTCTGAGGAGACCAACGAGTACTTACACAGGGTTGTATGATAGACTCCCAAGACTCCTTGAGATTCATACCTGCACCCTTCCATGAAGTAACCTCATCAGCTACTACAAAGTACTGACCTGTACCTCGCATACGCTGTGATGCCTCATAAGACCATAATTTAAGTAATACGTTATTAGGAAACCAGAACGTTCCAGCTGCCTTAGAGGCTTTATCAGCAAAGTCTTCCATACCTAACTGCCAAGCTATTAGCGGATAGTAAATATCTACTGCCTGAGAGTAAGTAGGTGCTATTAGTGCTACGTTCTTATTAGGTACTGACTCATCTAGCTCCATTAACTCTTGTACTGCTACGATAGCTGCTGTTGCTGCTAAGTATGACTTACCAAAACCACGACTAGCATTAACTACTGCGTATCTGCAAGACTTATCTACGAACAGATCTCTGATAACATCAGACTGCCCTTCATGTAAATTAATTTCCATAACTATTCTCTAATCTAATGTTGTTAACCATACAAAGCCTGTGAGACAACCTAACAAGAATATTAGTAAGAATATTCCAGCACTCCACTCAATTATAGATTGCTTAATCTCCATTTTACGGAATTCATGGTCTTTTTTCTTTTTACGAATCTCTGCTTCAATTCCTAGAAGTTCTTCCCAGTGTGATGGCCCATAGGCAACACAAATAAAGTCTTTTAACTCTTTACGCATTGCATCTCTTTTCTTTTGTGCAGCAAACACTTGCATAGCCTGTGCTTCTACACCACCACCTAAAGCTTTATACCAAGGTGGATTATCAGTTTGTTTTTGAGCAAAGTCTATATCAGCCATAGCACCCGCCCATTGAGAGAGTTGTCCTCCCATATCTTGTAAGTCTTTGCCTACTTGAATCCCCTTTTTAATAGCGTTAAACGCAGCAGAGGCTCCAGCAATAGCAGTAATTGGATCTATCATAGTATTCCCTTAGCTGTTATTAATGCTATCAGGGAT